TATAACTGTTGCTATGTTCGTATCGGTCACAGTCACAATAAAGTTATAGGAAACTGAGGTAGTGGTGGTCCCGTTAACGGGCACTATGCCATTCAGTTGGGACTGTGAGTTATAACTTTGCGAAAACGATCCATTGGTAATGCTAAAAGCAGGTGATGTGAAAGCGACGGCTGCTCCTACACCAGACCATATTTGAACAACAAACCTAGTACCAGAGCCAGCTGGTATGGATATTGTTGTACCGGTCACAGTGAGGGTTAAACCATCGACAATAGTGCTGGTAGCGTTGGCACCAAATGGGAAAGATGCTGTGGGCCCATTCCTTACGAAATGAGAAGCCGCTGTCGGATTCAACCCAGAAATGACCTGTGGTTTGTAGAGCTCAACTTCATAACTTGCCCATAATTCGCCAACAACTGAAGCGGACTGTGATCCGGTTGTCGCTATATTTAATGTGCATAAGTCGTATAGTTTTGCATCTCCTGTTACAGGGCCATTTCTGACATACTGAATGGATAACGGATTTTCTTTTGGGTCACACTCTATTGGTAAGATAACGCTATCTGATACCTTCGTGTCTACTGACCACATATTATTCAAGAAATCGACCTTTGTAGATAGTGGTGCTGCATCTGCTCTATACTGAGCTGAAAGCATGACCACACCTTGAGATAAATTTGTTGAAGTGGAGATCGGGACGGCCGAGGTTGACTTGAATTCGAATACTAATCCTTTGAATTTGTACTCCTGAAAACTTGCTGCGATGTTTGAGAGATATGGAAATGTGCCTGATAGGCCTGGATTGACTGCAAGAGTGGAACCAGAGAAAGCGACACTTGACGAAATTTCTCGAATATACTCTCTGTGTCGAAACGTAATTGTCTCTGAAGTTGAGTGCATGAAAGGCACTTGAGATCCAGTTTTTGCGTCATACAATGAGTTTTGAGAAATTGCGTAAGCGCCCATTCCAAAGATTTTGCTTGCGATATTACCAGCTGAAGTTCCAAGATCCTGCACCCAGTTAGTTTTTCTCGGTTGAGGAGCACGAATTTGCTTTGTAAGTGTAGCAATTCTATTTTCAAGGTTTGCAATCTGAGCTGCAGACACGTTTGATTTAGGTTGGACATTGTTTCTTGGTTTCGCCTTAATTTTCTGTTTTGATTTTGTTTTCGCCATGTATTGGATGCCGCTAGCGAAAAACGGGACTGTTCATCGTGAACGCCACAAGTGGCCACTCCGTGCAGTCTCTTGGCATTTTGATTAGCACTCTAAAGAGTTTTGGGTGATTTAACATTCACGACCCAATGGTATCCCTTAAGTTGGATTTCCAATCCATTTTTCAGGGCAACATAAATATGCCTAAAAGGCGAGCGCAGATCACATCGGCAAATGTAATCCGGGCTCTAAAGCATAGTCGTTCCTCCCTCCCCAATTGAGTTCTCGTTCAATCAACAATTGTTCTACTGCGATCTGCTCACTAGGAGATATATCGAAAGCAAGGAAGAAGGAATACCGGGTCAACTGATCTATTCGGGAATAACACCTATTCATACCTTTTCCCAAAAAATTCATGATTTGGTCAGTTGCTGGATCATTAACAAGAGGCTTAGCTCCATCAGAGTATCTATGTAGAGAATTGTAGAAATCCTGCCATATAGGCAACCCACCAGTTAATGATAGACCACCTAAAGCAACAGATGCGGCCCATCTGCGAGACAATTTTTCAGAAACAAGCGGCTTTACACTTATAATGTCCTTACTCATTGCACTTCGCGGGTCGCGCACCATGATATACCTGGATCCATCAAATATTGGCTGCGCTTGACAAAATACTATCTTTTCTAACTCGTACACGGGGTCCTCGACGGTTATATCAAAGCCATACCCGGCATAGTGCCTAGTCACCCCTTTGGTTAGTTTACGAAGATATTTCCTTTCGAAGATAACTACACAATCATCACCATCGTTGACTAGCCTATATTTCACACGTTTAAAATAATTGTGGGTTATCACGCACATAATCAACACATTCCCCAATGAAGTATTCATGTCTCCAGACATTCGACCCCCTCTCACAGTATACTTGATTAATCCATCTTGCATATTAGAGAAGCATCGATTGTTGAACTGTAAACGAAGTAATTTATCTAAATAATCTCTATCCTCACCTGTATAATACAGCTTATAGATTTCGAATTCAAATTCCAACGCTTGAACACTCACGTGCTGATCAAATCGTTTAGCATCCAATCCTATTGCTACTGGGTCCTCAAATTCCTGCCATGCCGAGCTTATGACTCGACCTCGGTCCACGGAATTATAGCCTTTCATAACAGTTGGGCCTCCACATAATTTGTCTATACTTTTATAAATTTTTTTCTCTATAGGCTTTAAGAACCTACCTAACTCAACATTATATCTTGGTGATCTTGGCGAGACCACCCTTGGAACTGCGTCTGGCTTACTAGTACGGTTGAATTTCTCTACTTTCTGAAACGCATTAATATACGCATCTTTGGCATTAAATTTCCTATCAGATAAGCTTTGCTTAGCATTCTCGTACACGGTGCGTTTGCGGCCTAAGTAGCTAGCCACGAATTGATCGCGGCTCCACTTAGCGGCTTTATAACAACGACGCTTAATTATGCCAAACTCTTGGCGGAGTTTGTCTAGATAGATGCCTACCTTGGGACTAGTTGGCTTCGTGAAGTTTCCGTGTTTATCCTTAACATAAAACACCCTTTCTTTCACTGCGCGTTCCATAGATTCTAACGTTGGCTCGTAAACAGCGAATTCTACCTGGTTTGAGAGACCAGTGAACTTATTAAACGGTCGCCGCGGCCGTATGGATGCCCCCAAGTGTCTTGCAACATTGAGCTGAGAGTGCGGGGGTGCTTGT